CCCGCCCGCCGCAAATGTCCGTCAGTTGTCGTAGCGAATCACCGCGAACCAGCCACGCCGCAACGGCGACCACGCGACCGCTTTCTCAACAATGCGATACCTGCCGTAGAAGCAGCACGCACGCAACGCGGCATCGGGACTCGCCGTGCTGAACCCGATGCCTTCTCGTCGTCCACCGTTGCGACCGCAGTGCCGCAGGATGCCAGTGCGAGCCATCTGGTCAGCGTCGGCCTGAGCCGTGTTGATGATGACGGAGTTGGCATGGATGACGTAGCCGTCGGCCTGAGCCGTCGCAGCACCGCAGCAGATTGCAAGAGTCAGAAAGAAACTTCGCATAGGAATCCTTTCACAATGGAACCCAATCGCCGCTGTCCGACCGCCGGAACAGCTTCACGTCCACGAAACCTAACGAGCGTGTCAACCCCACGCAGTCGGGCGAGAAAACGGCGACCTCCTTCTTGGGGTTAAGCAGCCCGGCGGCAAGCAGACCGCTCGCCGCGAAGCGTTGCAAGCCGCGTCGGCGGTAGCGGTAGTGCGTGAACCCCTCCAGTGTTTGCATGTCCCGCCAGCGATGCGTTGCCGCCCATGCTGTCGGCAGCCCGCCGCAGAACACAACGGACACCGGCGTAGACGAGCCGTCTGCAAACTCGGCTTGCATTTCAGAGCCGTTGCGGCACAGACCGACTAGCTGTGTTCGCACGACCAGAGAGAAGTCGAAGACGTAGGCCACTCGGCATTTCATGCCGCAAATATCGCCGGGCCGTCAAGCGAGACGGGCCAGCAGCGAGCGGAGCGTGGCGGCAGTCTCGTCATCCGGCACATACGCAGTTCGCAGCCTCGCCTCGGCGCGATAGATCGCCTCCCGCTCTTCGTTGGTGAGTGTGGGCGAGCGGTAGAGAGGTTCCGCGTCGGCGGGTTCGATAGGCTGCAACCTATCAAATTGCCGCAGCCGCTCGATCTCCTGACACGCTTCCTCCATCAAATCGCTAGTGCCGGGGATGTGGACAAATCGCAACTTGCGAATGCGTTCAACGATGTCATTCATGCGTTCCACTTTCTGGAATCTGGAATCATTCCACCAACCCCGGCGTTTCGTGGATCAACGTGCGGATGTGCTCTAGGTGCTCTCGCGTTTCCGCTGACGGTGAGCCGTGCTTGCAGACGCCCCGACAGTATTGGTCAACGTCCCACAGCACCGCCTTCGCCTCGCTGCCCTGCCGGGCGGCGTCGAACTCAGCTTGCTCGTCGGGCAGGCGGAAACGGAGGATGGCATGGGGCATAGTTCACCTTAACGCCCGCATCTCGGCAAGGTGCTTCTCACGCAACTCTTTCTTCAGCCGCTCAAGCTCCGCTGGCGACGGGTCGCGTATGGACGGCGGGCGGTACTTCTGCCGTCGCCTCGGGAGGTTGTGCCGCACCCGTAGCTGCGAGACATAAAGGACCGGGCATCCAAGTGCGGACGCGATTTGTGCGTGCGTCCGCCCTTGGTGCCACATGGTTGTCAGCTTCTCAACGTCGTAGATGACCTCGCTCATGTCAGTCCTTGGAAAGAGGCATGATGACCGTGAAGGCGTCGTCGCAGCGAAGCAGCAACGCCGACTGTGCGTTCTCGGCGTCGATGTCCACCATCGCCGCCGCGTCGAGCGACTCCAGCCACTCGATTGCGTACTGCGGGTTGATTTCCAACTCGCACTTCTCGCCGATCTCGACAAGTTCGCACGACGCCGATGACTCGCCGTACTCGGACGAACGACCGGCCAGCTTCAGCCCCTTGTCGCTGAACGTCAGCCGCGTGCCTCGGCTGCTTTCGCTGGTGCAGATTGCTGCCATCTGGCAAGCGTGAAGCATCGCTGCGACGTTTGCCACCGACAGCGAGGAGTCCCGCTCCGGTACAACTTTCCGCCACGCCGGGAAGTCGCCCTCGACCAACCGGGCTTGCACCACCACGCCGTCGATGTTGGCGATGAGTTCGTTGCCCGCTGTCTCCAACTGGATGGCATCACGCCCGCCGCACAGCTTGCAGATGATGTCCACGGCCCGCCGCGGGACCAGCGTCCGTGAGGCGTCGAGGTCTTGATCCACCTCGCACTGCGACCAGCACATCCGCCGCCCGTCTGACGACACGAACGACAGCTTGCCGTACTCGCTGTCCTTCTCGTTTGCGAACTCGATCAGCACGCCGGTGTATGCCGGTCGCCCAGCCTTGGCGTCGGTGGCGAACTTGACGTTGCCCATCATCGTGACGAACTGGTCGGCGGGGAGCCGGGAGATGGGCCTGCCGATCCCTTCGTGAGCGTCTGGGAACTCCGTCACCGCCTCAGTGGGCAGCGACCACTTGCCGCCACCGCTCGCCACCTTGCACACCGAGCCGTCCACCGCCAGCGTCACTTCTGCCGAGTCGCTGCATGAGTTGAGGATTTGCAGCATCCTCGCGTGCGGCAACAGCACCGCCGGGCCGGTCGCGCCGGGGAGCGGGTACGTCACTCGGATTTCCAAGTCGGTCGCGGACAGCGTGCCGTCCGCACCGACCAGCACGTTGCCCAGCACCGGGCGGGACGGGCGTGCTGGCACAACGTCTTTCACTGCCGAGAACGCCGAACGCAACTCAGCGACGTTGAACTTGAGGGCTGTGCCACCACGTTGGGTCTTTGCGATCTTCTCTGCCGTAGTCATGTGATTCCTTTCGCTTGACTAGACCGACCATCACGCCAACCGTGAACGTCACGACGTTGGCAAGAATCCCGAGAGCGATGAGTGCGATGCTGGCGAGCGTCATGCGATTGCCTCCAGTAGTTCCAATGCCTGTTCCTTGCTGGTGACGACGTGGCACGCCGCACCGCCTTCGCGTTCGATTTCCGACATGCGCCGCACTTGCAGGGGGGTGGGCTTTTTGCCGGGCTGCTTCACTTCGAAAAACATGGCATTGCCGTTTTTCAGCAGGAGCAAATCCGGCACGCCTGCGAGTTGGTACGGCCCGCCGTGAATCTTCATGACCCACCAGCCCGCCGATTTGGCTACCCGAACAATTGCGGCGACGATGCTTGACTCGCGTGGCACTCCATTGCCCTTTCTACGGCCTTCCCGTTGAAGCAACGGCGGCACGATTCACATACCCGAACAATCGACTCCGAAAGATTCAGCGGGCAGTCATCACGCAACGGCTCCGAGCCATTGAGCTTGTACCCGTCTCGGAAGATGACCGGAGCAACCGCTTCATGCGGTACCTCGTTCGCATCGCACTGATATGACCAGAACCATTGCAGGCTTGCGGGGGCGAGTCTACGAAACTCGTCCAGCCTTTGCCAAGAGGATCGGTCAACAGAAAAGTGAACGTAAACGTTGGGGCGACACGGCAGCTTCGCGGCGATGTCTGGCTTGCGACTAACGACCCACTGCGGCACGGTCGGCATGAGCCGCGCCACTTCATCGACGCACGCGGGCGTCTCGTCCACGCAATCGCCGCCGCCGTTCCACCGGATGAACGTCAGCCTGAGCCGCCGGGCGTGCCGCACGATGCGATGGGCCAGCCGCCTTGGGCCGACCCGCAGCGAGTTGAGCAGCCGGTGCTGCTTGGCGAGGCTGGCGTTCCACGTTGACGGGCCTTTGGCGAAATAGCACGTCTCGGCACAGACAACGCTCGGCATACACGTCCCGATGATCGGGAAGTTGAGCGAGTAGCCTGTCACCTTGTTGGTGCTGAACGGGTTCTCGTCGGAGCCGAGAAGGTCATTGTGTCCCTGCGGCTTCGCCGCGAGCGTCTTGACTGACACGCTGGCTTCCTTGCTTGAGGTACTCCGCAATCCGTTCGCGGAGCTTGTCGTTCGTCGTCGCCATGTATTCCAGATACTTTCGTCCGTTCGGCTTGGCGTCCGCCTCGGCCAGCGTCATGCCAGCGAAGCGGCCAAACTTGAAGCGGAACTCAGTCGTGTCGCTGGCGGCGGTCGGCTCCGCTGCCAGCCGCCTTGGTGCCTTGCACCATTCCATCGCCCCGCAGAAGCAGCACTCTGCAAGCACCTCGCCCCTCCGTTCGTCGATGGCGTCGTGTGCCGACGCACCGCAGCGGTCGCACGTTATGTGGCCGTCGAGTTTCATGTTGCTCCTGCTCCATTCCGCCATGCCGCGTCGAAGCGGCTGTCGTGCCTATCACGATGGCGGCAGAAAACCTTGCCTTGCCGAGCCACGCCTAGCCAAGCACCGCCCCGCCGTGCCGCGACTTGCCCCGCCCCGCCATGCCGCGCGAAGTAATCACTCAATATCAAACTTCTCAACCTCGTACCGACCAAAGAACGGTCGAAACGTGCCGACGCCAAGCATCCCGCCCATCGTTACTGCTTGCCGCAGGTTCTCCAGCGAGCAGTATTTGTTTTCGATGTATTCCATCGTGAACTGAAGGTTCCAAGGAGTCGCCACGACTGGCCTGTGCTTTGGGTTTGGGATGCCGCCTTTCACCCGCGCCACTGTCTTGTGTTCGTAAATCTGCTCGTTGAACCCGTTGAACACGATCTGCCCGTCGTCGTCGCAGATCGGGATTTCAAACGGCGCAATCGTGACGTATCCAGCGATGCCAAGGCCGATGGTCTTTCCGTTCTTCCCAAAGAACTGGCGGCATACGCTCTTAGTATTTTCCGCGCACAACATGGAAAAAATGTTGACGGCGGGAAGGGTCAAACGCCGTTCGCTGTCGAGGTACATCTTTTCCGCAATCGGGAGTTGCGTGTTGTTGTCTCCCGCATATCGGTCGAACATCAAAGGGCGAACCCCTGTGAGTTTGCACGAAATCAAAATCGCCGCCGACGTTATTGCCGTACTCATATCTTTCTGCCGCTTGCGCAGCCTCCTTTGCTGACACATCGAACCACTCGCCACGAACGCGACGAGAACTGAACTCCGCGTGCAGGCGAGACTCAAACCACATTTCATCTGCACATTCAAACTGAGCGAACACAAACATTGCCCGGTGGTTGCCTGTCTGAAGCGTTTGCCGTCGCTTCAAAGGGCAAGTCGAGCGACCGATTTTTACGGGGCCTTCGCTGCTCTCTCCGATGATGTAAACGAAACCCATGCCTTGCCTCACCGTGCCAAGCCAAGCCGTGCCCGGCCATGCCACGCACAGCCTCGCCCAGCCTGTCCGAGCCCCGCCTATAGTTTCAAAGAACTTCCATCCTCGGCGCACCCTGCCGCCCCTCGTTGACCACATACAGATTCCGCCTCGCTCGCGTCACCGCGACGTAGGCAATACGACATTCCTCATCGTGCTGCGCAGCGTCCTCGTCGCTCTGCTCGACGCGGCGGCTCGTCGTCGTGAGCAGTGCCACGTTGTCGGCCTCGGCCCCTTTCACCGAATGAATCGTGCCGACCCGAACTCTAGGCTCCGCTGCAAGCTCCGGCCCCCACTTGTCGGCCTGTCGCTTCCACTCCGCACCGCGATCCACCAGCGACACCCACTGGCCCGATGCGATAGCGGCTTGCAGCATCTCGGTCGCGCCGACCTCCTCAAGCTCGTTCGGGAAAATCAAATCCCACGCGGCGACCGTCTCGGGCTTCTTCCACGCGGTCTTCGTGCCGCGAGCAATGACGGCCTGCTTCTCCTTGTCCTTCTGCGGAAGGAGTTCAAGAGCCTTCGCCCACTGCACGCCCGTCACCGGCTCGCCTTTCTGCAAGGCGTAGAGGGCTTGGAGGCCGAGCGACCGGGAGGTTGGCCCCTCGGTGCTGCTCGTCCACTTCACCGGCTTGCCCTGCAACGCCATCTCGCAGAACAGCCGGTTGGCTTGGTAGTTCGTGCGGGCGATCAGCAGCCAATCCTCTCGCGGGTCAACGCGGTGAACGGCGTCCTCAATGCTGCCCAACTCAGTCACGCTACCGGAGTGGTCTGCCGGGGCGATGCCCCGGTCGAAATACCCGGCGTGCATCCGCCGCAGACACTTCTCGCCTAGCTCAAGGATCGGGGCAGGGCAGCGGTAGCTCTTGGGCATGGTGCGTGCCTTTGCCGCGTCCCACGCAAGGAAGCACTCGGCGGTCGATCCAGCGAAGCCGTAGATGGCTTGGAACGGATCGCCCACGACGTAGCACCACTTCACGGTCGGTGCTGAGACAAGCCGCTTGCACGCCGCGTCGAGCAGCGGGCTGGCGTCCTGCTGCTCGTCGAACAGCCACGCCGAAACCTCGGGCAAGTCGCCTTCCGGTGTACGGTGAATGACGCCCTCGGTCGGGCTGACGTACAGCCCAGAGAATCGCAGGAGCATATCAGTGAAGTCCATGCGGTCGTCGAGTCGCTTGGCCGTTTCGAAGCGTTCGCATATCCGTACAATCGCCGCGTAGTCTGGCACGTTGTCGTCCACTCGCCGCGCCCGCCGCACGACTTCCTCCAGCGGAACGAGTGACGAGCGGCACAGGCTCCAGCAGTTGAGTGCCGCCGACACGGTCGGGTCGCCGATGTAGCTCTGCCGCCCTGAGTCGTCGTCTAACTGCGTGCCGAGCTTCACGCCAAGGGCGGTAGACAGCCACTCGATGTCGGCCTGCTTCTCGGTCAGGAGCGAACCAGCCGCCACGCCAAGGCAGCGGTAGGCGGTGCTGTGAACGGTGCGGAACCAACCCCGCACCGACAGCAGACTCTCATCCACGCCCCACGCCTTCGCGGCTCGGGCAACGGCCTCGGCCCTCGCCGCCCGCGTGAAGGAGGCGAATCCTAGCTTGAGCGGGTCGCCGCCCAAGGTTTCCAACGCCGCCTCCATGATGCGGAGCAGTTCGGTCGTCTTGCCTGTCCCGGCACCGCCGATCAGTCTGGCAATTTGCATAGTATAGGGAACCTTTTTCTCTGACTTGCTTTGCGAAAAGGCGGGCCGACCCCCCACCTAAGACGTAAATTCAAAACTTCCTGATCGTCAAAACGGTTTCCCCGCCGGTTTCCTCGGCAGCGTTTCTGCCTTGTTTCCTAGAGCGAAACGCACCTTGCCGACAAAACCGACCTCTTGCGAACCTCAAACAGGCACATCGAAAAATCCCTATATAACAGGGGAAGAATCGGACTCGTTCGCCAGCCGGTCGAGCGCGGCGAACTCTGCCTTGCCCCACACGACGTAGCTTTTCCGCGTGCCGCCAAGGTGCCGGAACTCGGAGTGGTGGAAGTCTTTGGCCTCGCCGATCAGCGAGAGCAGCCGCCGCTTGAACGCCAGCCGCTCGCCCTCGTTGACCCGGTGCTGCCGTTCGATGTCTTCCCAGACCTTGCCCCACGCGAACCACAGCGTGCCGTCCTGCCGCCAAGCCGCCCGGCCCGTAGGATCAGGCACGTCGTCGTCAGAGGGCTGGGAAGCCTGCGACAAGCGGTCGTAGAGCCATCCGGCCAGAAGCACATATCGCAGGCTACTTGCTCCCGGCCATTCGTGAGAGACATCATCAAGCAGCTTGGCTTTCACGCCCCTCGCTGTCCGCTTCTTTGGGGTCTGGCTGCCCTTGTTGTCCTGCACCTTGTAGCCGCCGTCCCAGATGCGTTTCCACCGGGCTGGCTCGTCGTCCAGCATGACTACGCCGGTCGCGGCCAGCACCGCTGCCGCCACCTTGGTCGCGGAGCGGTACTGGTCTACCGTCAGCGAGACGTTGCCCGTGCCGTTCGGTGTCCACTTCCGCCATGCCGGGACGTGTAGCCGGTACTCCAGCGGATCGGAGTGAACCACGGTCAGCTTCCATTCCCCCGGCCCCCACTCTGGATCGGAGTCGGAATCCGGCACCAGCGGTGCGAAGCTCAAGCCGATCTCGGTGAATACCTTCGTGGCCGAAGACACGGCTGGCTTGCTCGGCTTCTTGGCGTCCGCCGCCTGCGGCTCCTGCTCGGCCTGCTGGATAGCGGCGTTCTGATCCATTCCGCTGGCCCGCGTCTTGCGGACGAACGAAATGGCCGAGCGGAAGATCGCCACCACCTCGTCGTCGTCCATCGGCGGCTTGCACTGGACGAGATTGACCATCCGCACTTTGACAAGGAGGTCTTGCTGCTCCAGTTCGTCGTCGAGGTTCGGGCCAGAGCGGAACGCCTCGCGGATGGCGAACCGTCGCACCTCCTCGTTCCGCTCGCCAGACTTCACCGGCTGCTGCAGGACGAGCCGGGCAGGCTTCCTCCCCGTGCCGATCCGCTGCCCGGTGCCGTCGTCGTTCCACAGGAGATTGACCAGCCGCTCGGGGAGGGGCTGCAATTCCACATCGTCGGGCGACATACCCGGCACCCACTCGTAAAGTTTTCCGGTGTGATGCGTGCTTGGCGGGATGACGCTCTGCGCCGCGTTGCCGCCGTTGCCGATCCGCACCTCGATGCCCATGACCTTCCGCACCGCGACGGCGGGCAGGCTCTCATCCCACTTGAACAGCCGGTGCGGGCCACGCCCGGCGGTGTAGGTCGGCGTCCAAATCTCGCCCAGACCAAGGTTGTCCCACGCCTCCTTCGCCTCTGGCCCGTCGAGTTCAACGTCCACAACTCCGCTGCGAGGGCCAAGTAGCAAGCCGATATTCACCGGCTTGTCGGAGTCGTACCAGCCGAGAATTTCGTCCTCGTCGCCTGTCGCTCGGTTCTGCCACTGGTCTCCAACCGGGTGCTTGCCCGGTGTCGCGCAGTCGCGCCCCTTCCAGCAGGTGCAGACCCCCGGCTCCAAGCAGCCCCAGAGCCTCACGATCTTCCAGCCTTTCGCGGCGTAGCTCGCCGCGAGTTGTCCAATGCCCGTAGCCATTGCCATCAGTCCTCCGTGTGCGGTGAAAAGAAATGCCGGGGCGGTATGGTTCCACCGCACCGCCCCGGCTTGAAGCATCCCTGCTGAACTAGGCGTCCTGCCCAGCGTCGAACTGCGTGGCGATCCGCGTCAGCGGGTCGGTATACAACTGCTTGATGACCGAACCCTCCTCGCGGCTGATGGTGCCGATGAGTTCCGGCACGATCTGCGAGTAGTCGATGCCGCTCTTGCTCGCCACCTTCTGCAACGTCAGGCTGACGTTCGCCCGGTAGTGCGGAACCTTGAGCCGCTTCACGAACGGCGTCACGGTCGAGAGCGAGCCGCCGCCAACCGAGAGCAGCACCGGCCACGCCTCGCCCGGCTGGAGGATCGCCAGCGTGCGGCTCTCCTTGATCCGCCGACCGACGCCGCCCTTGCCGCTGCCCCAGCCGAACGGCGAACCCTCGCGGCCCATCGCCTCCCAATCGTAGGTGCGGTCGCCGATGCGGAACGCAGCCAACTGCTCGGCGTCGATGTCGCCAAGCGAGTCGTTCGTCCGCACCGCCGTGCGAAGGTCGTACGAAGTCAGCACCGGTCGCTGCCCTTTCGTCGGCTCGTCACTGCCCCAGAGTTGCCCCAGCGGAGCGTAGTAGACGAGCAGGCCCGTGACGGCCTTGCACTCGACTTCCACGCCGTCGCTGTTGACGTACTGCCACGTCTTGCCGCCACCCGCAGGCGTCTTGACGCGAATCAAGTCGCCCACGTTGATCGTCTCGCCCGTGGCGAGATTGGCCCGCATGGCCTCTTGAAAATCGCTGTCACCGTGCAGGGCGAGAAAGCCCGTCGTCGGCTCCAGCACTGCGATGTCGTTCTTCTTGGTCATGTCGATCCGTCCTTTCAAAGTTGGGAATCCTAAACAATCAAGCCAGAGTTCGGCTACGCAGCCGCACCTCAACGAACTGTCCGACCAAACCCTCAAACCGTGTACCCTTGACCGCATCTTCCAGCGGGCAACCGGACTCCTTCGCCCGCTCAGTCAGCCACGACTTCACTGTGGCGTTGTTCACCGTCACCGCATCCTCAAGCCCCTCGGCCTCGGCGGCTTCGATGAGTGCTTCTCGCTTGTCCTTGGTGAGACTCAGCCGCAACGCCTCGTCCACCCACCACGTCTTGCCCGCCACGCGGCACCCGTCGAGGCCGCTGGCACCAAGCGACTCAGCCGCTTGGCTTTCCAGTTCCTCAAGCTCTTTTTCCATCTGCTTCAACTGCCCCGCGACCACGTCGCGTGCAGCCTGCCTTTCGACCAGCCGTGCCAGCAGGGCGGAAAGCCCTTCCGGCGGTGTCAGGTCGTCGGCCAACGCTTGCAAATCAACGCTCATGCCACCGCTCCTGTCCTCGGCGAAAGTTGTTGCAGCACCGCATCGACTACGTTTCGACGCTCGCTCAGTGCCGCGTACACCTGTTCGTCCACCGTACCTTGCGTGACAAGGTGGTAGTACCGAACGCACCGCGTCTGTCCCGGTCGCCGTAGCCGTGCCAGACTTTGTTCGTAGTCGCCCAAGCTGAAACCCAAGCTGTAGTAGAAGCAGTACGCGGAACGGCTCAGGTCGATGCCCGCCCCGCCGCTCTGTATCTGCACGCCGATGATCGTCGCGTTGCCAGCCTGCCACTCGGCCAACTGGTTTTCCTCGCCGCTCAACTCCGCGTAGGTGCGGCCTAGCCGCCGGGCCATCGCACCGACCTCATTCAAGTCGCTGCGGAACTTGCAGAACACGACCACAGGCTCAACGTCGCTGAGGTCAGCGAGCCTGTCCTCAAGCACCGCCACCTTGCTCGGCGTGCCGTCGATCAGCACGGTGCCAGCCTCGTCCGTGCGGGCGTACCCGCCGGTCGCCTGCTGGAGACGCAGCAACTTGGTCAAGGCATTGCTGACCGTGACGGTGCCAGCCTCAATCTCGGCGGTCATGTCGCGCTCCAGCGTGCGGTAGTATTTCGCCGCCTTGCCTTCCAGCGGCACAGGCAGCACTTCGTGAAACGACTCGGGCAAATCAAGCACGTCGTCGATCTTCACACGCCAGATGTACGGGTCGGTCTTCGCCGCAAGCTCGTCCTGCCTGAGCCACTTCTTGACCTTGCCCGGGAATCGCATGTCGCAGTCGGCGTACCGCCTGCGGAAACCTACGAACGAAGTGCCAAGCACCAGCGGATCGAGGAATCGAAACTGCCCGTAGAAGTCGAGTGGGCTGTGCGGGATCGGCGTGCCTGTGAGGCACAGCCGCTTGGCCTGCGGCTGCTTCTCTGCCAGCTTCGCTAGCCATCTCGACGCCTTGCCGCCGGGCGACTTGATCCGGTGGCTCTCATCCAAGATGATCGCATCCCACTTCGTTTCGATGACGACCTTCGCCATGTCGCCTCGCCACACCGAGTCGTAGTTGACGATGGCACAGACGCCCCGGCTCCCGGCCCGCATCGACTCATTGCGGAGCCGCTTCGCCCGTGCTGCTGACGAGCCTTCCACCAGCAGCACGGGATGAAGCGGGCCTGCGTTGAGGGCGAGCAACGCCGTGATGCTCTTCCCGGTACCCATGTCCTTTGCCAGCATCGCCGCCGGGAGCCTCGCGGCCCAGCGTGCAGCCTCAAGCTGGCTCTGCCACGGGGTCACACTCCCCGTTTCCAGCAACCCGATCTGCTTGACCCACGCCGGGCCGACTGCAATCGGGCAACAAATCAGCACATTCATCTTGCGTTCCTTCGCTTGAGTCTGTTTGAGTCGCCACGGCGTCCAGTTGCCGAAGCGGGGGTCGCTACTCGCCACGATCTGCCCTCGTAATTTGGTCGTCGGTCATCCGTTCTGTCCGTTGTCCTGCCCTTGGCAGGGACGGTTCACGCTCGCTCATCCTCAGTCGCCGGAACGACTCCGACTCGCCAGCGGTCGCCCACAAGGCAGGCAGCGGCGTGTGCCGCACGCTGCCGTCCTCGTAGACTTCCGTGATGGTTCCAGACGAGTCGGCGTGCCGCTCGTACGTTGCCTTCACGATCTTCATGCCACGGCCTCCTCAGTCGTGAGGGCATCGTGCAGCATCTCGTCGCGGAGCTTGTCGATGTCCGCCTGCAACACGCCGATCTGCCGTGCCAGAGCTTTGACCACGTCCCCGTTCGCACCGGCTTTCGTTGTGTGCCACCGCTCGTCGAGCGGTACCAGTGCCGGGCCGTACTGCACCAGCGGCTTGCCGTCCGCCACGATGGCCGACACCGTGCCGTCGTCAATCCACCACACGCCCGGCGTGCTACCGATGTACGCCTTGTAGACCCGTGCTCCCTTGTCCATCGCTCAGTCCTCCTTGGGTTCCGTTCATTGAAAAAAGAGAGCCGGGGCGGGCGGGGAACGGAGGAAACCGCCCGCCCCGGCGACTGCGGCTTACGCCGCGTCTGGCGGGGGACTAGACCGCCAACTCAAGCACCAACCGTTCAGCACGGGCGACGTGGCTGTCGTGCATGGCTCGCACGATGCGGGCCATCTCCGACGGGTTGCCACGGCGGGTCGCGTCGTGCTGGACGTACCCCTGCACGGCGTTGAACGCCTCCCAGCCGCTGACGGTGAAGTCGCTTCCCATGTCGCCTCGCCCCGTAGCGAGCCGCTCCCGCTGCAAGCGGCGGAAGATGGCCTCGGTGCGGTTGCGGTGGATGGTCAGGCTTCGCCCTTCGCGGTCGTCCGGCTCGCCGTAGATCGCGTTGAGGAAGTCCACCATGCGAACGCGGCGTGCCTCCATGTCGCGGATGACGTTCGCAAGGTTCTGCCAGCCACGCTCAAGCGTGCCGAACGCGGTTAGCAACTCGTCCATCTGCAACCGCAGGCCAGACGTATGCCGGATCGCCACCTGAGAGCCTGACACCTGACGCAGGATCGCCATGTTGCGGCAGGCGTCACGGTAGAAGCCGAGCGTGGCGGTGAAGGAGCCAAGCCCGCCGTACGGGGCGTCGATCATCAGCCGGGGGAACACGTTGTCCTTGGTGCCGAAGATCGCCTCGCGGTACTCCCGCGTCGGCTGCACCGCAACGTAGTGGCCGTCGCGGAAAAAGCACCGCACGTCCGCCACGCCGCCGAAGGCAGAGCCAGCGGCCTCGACCAGAGCCAGCACGTCGTCGGTCGTGTGCGGGACGTACCGCCCGCTGACGCTCGACCGCCCGATGCACTCGCCGTTGTCGGAGCGGAACAGCCCGTAGTGAGGAGTCCGCAGCCCCTCGGGGCCGGTGAGGGGGAACTTATCCACGCTGAATCGGAACTCGTTGCGAACCCGGTCGGCCACGTTGTTTTCGATCATCGTCGTCATGTCAGAATCCTCCGTTGTTGTCGAACCTAAACAATCAGTCCAGCGGCGCGGCCAACGCGGCCGTGCCGCATGTCGTCAGTTGTCGATGCCGTGACGGCACAGGTGCTGGTCGGGGCATCGCTCCATATCGCAGGCGACTTCGACGCGGGCCTCGCGGAGCGTGTCAAGGAACTTGGCGATACGCTCATCGCCGCGATAGACGTGCCAGCAAGTCTTGTAGCAACCCGCATTGCTGCTTCCAATGTCGGCGCAGGTGTCGCGAACTATTCGGTACTTGCCGTCGCGTGTCTTGTAGCCTTCGCCATCTCTGGTAAGCCGAGCAGTTGGGTATTGGCTCTCGCACATCGTCGTGTCTCCGTTGCTTGGGTGTTTGGCAGTCCGAACAATCAACCGATCACAATCTCCTCGACCACCAGCCCTTCCTGCTGCCGGATCACGGCACACAGGTTTTCGATGAGAGCGAGAGTCGCATCGACGGCGGCGGGGTTGTCGCCTATCTTGGTCGTGAGCCGCGTCCGCATGTCGTCGCGGCCGAGCATCCGAATCGCGTCTTGAATCTTCTTGAAGTCGAACTTGGTCTGGCTGGTCATGGTCGTGTCTCCGTGAAAGGGGGTAGTCGGGTATCCAAACAATCGATCAGGCGTCGATCAGCTTGCTGCGGAGCAGGGGGCGGATATCTTCCAGCCCTCGCTTGTAGCCGACCTGCTTGCAGTTGTGGTCGCAGCGGGTCAGTAGGCAAGTCGATTGCCCGCCGCCGATGCTCATCATGAGGTCGTCCATGAGGTAGTCGTAGCAAGCCTGCACGGCTTCACGCTTCGTGGCGAAACCGCCATCGACGCCGACGCGGGCGAGGTGCTTCTGCAGGATGAGCCAGCACTCGTAGACGTACTGCATCGTCATCATCCCGTCTGCCCACTTGACGGCGTAGGCAGGGTTCGTCTCGGCGTCCTTGAGGAACTTCGCCTTGGCCTCGTTGAACTGCTCCTCGCGGAGCCGGGCAATGTGGGCCACCTCAACGTCGAACGTCCAGTTGATCCGGCCTTGGTCGTCGCTCGCTGGGATGCTCGGGGTCTTGCTGGTCTTGGTCTTCATCGTTGTCTCTCCGTTTCGTTGTCCTAGTCGCGGTGTCCGCCGCGTCATGGTTTCATTATAGCCTATCGGCTTTTGGAGTCAATAGGCTTTCCAAAAAATATTTTTGGGCCGTTTTGCCCGTGTTTTCTAGGGGTTCTCACCGGACCACCCCAAGCCCGGCGTCCGCCAGATCGAGGACCGCCCGCCCGAACGCCCGCAGCCGTCCCGGCGGGGTCGCTGCGGCGGGCTGCGGGTATACGGGCGAGGCAGACACGGCGTAGCGGTGTGCCGTGTCGATGCTCGCAAGCTGGAACCGCGTCTCAATGATGAGCGAGGAAGCAACCGCCATGCCAGCACAGACGCAGGCGAGTCGGACAACGTCTCGGATCATTGCTTCCCCTCCTTCGCGGCCTGCCGTGCCGCCTTGCGTGCCGCTGCCTTGGCCTGCTTGGCAGCGAGTGCGTCCGCCTGCTGCGAGAGCCACGCCGCGAACGCTTGCGCCTCGTTGGCGTCCAGCCATATGCACGCCGGTTCGGCGTAGTCGTCTGTCACGTTGCGTGCCGGGTGGAGTCTCACCGCTACCGTCTCTGAGCAGCGGTGTGCTTCGATGGCGGCGGGGATGCGAGTCCACTTCGTCTGCGGCTTGAAGTAGTGGTTGGAGCGTTTCATGCCATCACCTCCTCGTTGACCGGCCAAACATACGGAAGGTCATCCGGTTCCGACCAGCCGAACTGCCCGTAGTGCTTGGCGTCTTTGCGGAGCAGGTTGCTGCGATGCGATGCGTGGAAGTCCTCAGAGCCGAGCCAGCTTGGAACACCCGGGGCGAACTGGTCGTTGACGCCAGCCACGATGACTTCGTTTTCCCACCGTCCAGCCAGCCAAGCATACGTCGCCTTGAACTGGTCCAGCAGTGAGTCTTTGTAGCATCTCGCTCGCCACTCGCGGCATACGACCTCGCCGTAGTGGCACAGGGCAAGCTCATGCCCTCGCCACATCTTCGCCGCAGGGTGATTGACCCACGACGTTTTCTTTGGTTGATGCTGCCCGACCGGCACGCCGAGAGCGAGCAGAAGCTGCTTGCACTCGACTCGCTGTTTGCCGAGCCGCTTGTTATCGAGGCACGCCGCTGAGTTGCGGAACGATGCGTAGGGGAGGAAGGTTTGCATCACCGGACTCCTTTCATGCTGGCGAGTTGAAGGTGGTACTCGACCTGTTGCAGCAAGGCGTGGGCGATCAGGGCGTGCTGCGTGCCTTCGCTTTCTTCGTCCTCTCGCGGCAGTGCATCTACCAAGTGGAAACGCAGCATGTGGGCCTGTCTCTTGACGGTCGTCATCGTCTGCGTCACTTGTCGTGCAGGGTGGTTCAACGCATGCACCCATATCTCGGCGTGGTCGCGGAAGTCAGCCGAACCGATGACATTCACACCGCTGTAGATGTCAAAGCGGTCTTCCGCCTCGTTGGCCTCGTAGCGGTAGAGAAATTCGTTGCTCATGTTTTCACCCGTTGTCCGTGTTGAAGTGTTCGTTGAGCCACTCGCACAGTGCGAGCCGCGTCTTGGGAATCTCGACCATATCGAAGTGAGCTTGGTCTGCGATCTTCTCGCGGCGTGCGTACCGCATCGCCTTTGCCGCAGTCGTGAACCACTCCTGCCTGTTGCCTTGGTCTGGGCAACTCCAGCAGATGCGGTGCAGGGTGGTGGTCGTCATGACTGCCCCCCCTTCGTTGCTTCTTCTGCCGCCGCATACCCTCGCTGTAATTCGCGAGCCTCTGCTCGCGTGTTTGTTTCTGCCATTAGGCACTCGGTGCCGTACATGTGGTTCCGCCGCCAGACTTCGTAGATCGTGACGCCGTCGTGGTCGTGCTTCTCGCGGATATTGAATGTTACGTCGCTCATCGTCAGTCCTCCGTTGTTGTGCCCCACGGCCCCGGCGAGCAACGCACTCGCCGGGGCGTGAGGTCTGTCTGATTATTTCCCGCACATCGGGCAAGTGCCGCCACCCGCCGCCGCTTCAGCCTGCCGCTGAGCCGCTGTCGGCGTTGGGAACACGCGGCTCGACGGGAGCAGTGAGCCACCCTTCCTGACGTTGGCCCACAGACCGCTCGACATCGCACCGCCGTGGACAACGGTGTACCCGTTGGCCTCAGCTTGTGCGTTAGCCATCGGGTCGCCCGGCACGGCAATCACGGCACGCTCGCCGAACCGCTGCTTGACCACGCTGCTGACTGCCTCTGTCGAGGCACGGGCATCGGCGGCGGCTTCGGCTACCCACGCCTCGCACGCTTCTTCGGAGCCGAGCCGGTCGTGCATGTGGTTCAGCACGTCGGCCTGCAAGGCTTTAAGAAACGCTGGCGTCACGTTGTCCCGATCCATGTTCAGCGGAATCTTCTGGAGGACGTTGACGCGGTACGGCATGTCGCACTCGACAACCGGTACGCCCATCTCCAGAATCTCGCCGTCGTCGGAACCGTCGTAGACCTCGACCTCGCACTGCCGCATCGTCCGACGCAAGTTGCCGTCCGCGTCCGCAATCTCCGTTGGGAGCCGCGTCGTGAACCGGCACAGGCTGTCGGGCCTATGAATCTCCACGCCGTCGAGCGTCGTAGCAACCGGCGGGATCATGCGCCGCAGGAACGCCACAGCATCGTCGTACTCTGCACGGGTCATCTTGATGATGCCAGTGAACAGCGTGCCAACGTCTCGGCGGTCTTTCAGCTTGCGGCGGGTGCCGTCGTCAAACTCAATGCCGCCGCCTGTGCTAACGATGGTCGCCTGCGAGCAGCACGCCAGCACAAGTTTCTCCCCGAGGCAGAACCGGCCACGCTTCTCCGCGTCGGCGGCACGCCGCGACCGGGCGAACATCGTGTATGCGTGAGCGAGGTCATCAAACCCCTCGCCCCAATCCTCGACTTCAACCTGCACAGCCGGTCGATTTGCGAGCGGGTCCATCGTGATCGATACCATGTCCGTTCCGCTGTCCCAAGCATTGCTGACCAACTCGGCTAAGGCGAACGCCTTGCCTCGCCGCTCAAGGATCGCGGCCAGCCCGTCTTTGTCGATTTCAAACCATGCACTCATCGTTTCGTCCTCCGCTAAAGTCCCATCGATCCGACCCGTGCTGCGGAACGCCCGCAGCACGGGTATCCGAACAATCAGAAGATGCGAGCCGCCTTGCTCTTGAGCCGGTCGGCGTCGTCTGAGCCAAACGTGTGGCACCGGAAGTCGCCGTGAACCTTGTTCATCGCCTCTTGAAGAATGTCCAGCACGTTGACCAGCCGGGGCAGCACGTCCGTCTCGGCGTTTACCATGTTCGACTTGCTGCCGTCGCCGTAAGGAGCAGCCATCTTTCGCAGGATTGCCAGCCGCAGGGCGATCAAGTCGCAGCCTGCATCCTCAATCGCCTCGACCAGCGTGTCGCGTTGTTCGTTGAGTCGCATCGTTCGTTCTCCGTTGTAGTCCCATCGTCCCGCCCGTGCTGCGGAACGCCCGCAGCACGGGTATCCGAACAATCAGCCGTTGCTTGCCAGAATCTTTTCGGCGGCGTCCTTCGCAACCTTCGCGCTCCTGCAAGAGCGGCCTCGCGACGTTGTGCCGTCTGCGTTGATGATGACAACGTCGTAGAACCGAGTCTTCCTCCAGCCGCGAATGTTGTCCCCAATCGTCCCCCAGCCCCCGCTGACAGCAACCTTGCCGCTGGCGTGCCGATACCACGGCCCGCTGCTGGGCGTCCACTTGTCGTGCTTGGTCCAATCCTTAGCAGCCATCGTCGTGTCTCCGTAGTCTTGAGTCCGAACAATCAGCCGAAAGCCAACTCGCTCTCATGAGGGCCAGCGGCCCTCCCCTCTTCAATGCTGGCGTGAACTTCGTCCATGGTCAGGTTGACGCCGCACTCGCCGGGGAAGTCGAGGTCGGACGAGAAGTAGCAGTCGGCGTCAGGCCACTGCGACACGATCAGTCGGCCGAGGTTCCGCAGCCCCGCGACAGTCGGCGGGAACGCAGCCACGCGGCGGTCGTTGGCCTCGACCAAGAACTCGGGCTGATTGTTCTCGTCGTGGGTGATGCTGAGATAGATGAACATCGTTCGTTCTCCGTTGTTGGCGTCTCGCGGTGTCCGCCGCGTTGACCCCTGCATTATACCCTATCGGCTGAAGGCGTCAATAGGCTTTCGGAAAAATATTTTTAGGGCCGTTTTCCCCCGGAAAACGCGGGTTTACGGGGCGGGGGGCGGGGCCACCCCGTCCAGCCGCACCTCGGCGTCCGTCTCGATCCAGACCCTAGCCCCGCAGGAGAGCGGGTGGCATGGGGCGTAGACCACGCGGCTCGGCCCCAGCACCTCGACCGACCGGCAGTAGGTGTTCGTGCGGCCTTGCTTCACCGTGATCGGCGGCTCGTCGGTGCCGTCCCGCTTGTTGCGGCGGATGACGTGCTGGTTGACGTGGATTCTGGTGAGGCCCATGCACGCATCGTCGCATGCGGGTCAAACTCCCTTATAAATAAGGGCTTTTTCGGTGCAGGGGAGCTTTGAAAGGCCGGGCCGCCCCCACCCCCTACAAAACCGGGAACGGCAGAAAGCCTTTTCGCGGGGGTTTTCTCGGGCCGGAAAACCTTTGCCGCGAAAGGGGTTAGGTTCGCTGCCGCGAAAACCTAGCTCTAAACAACCTCAAACAGGCCCACTGAAAAATCCCCATATATAAGAGGGGGTTTCAGTCAGGCCCGCTTCTTCCGCCGCTTGGGCGTCTTGCCCGCCGCGATCCAGACCGGGTTGCCGCTCGTCTCATGGATGTGCGGCTTGAGCAGCGGTAGCTCATGCTCTGCCACCGCCACGATCCGCGTGCCGTCCGCGAGGATGCCGACGCCGTGAGCTTTCGCCACTCGTCGCACCGTTGGCGATGAGCAGCCAAGCCGCTTCGCCGCTACTGCCATTGAAAGATACACCACGCTGCCGTCTCCCATGCCGTTCACCTCCATTCGTAGCATCGCGTCAATAGGAAAGCAAGTCACCCGAGCTTCGATCTCTTTCGCCCGGCGAGCGCGGGGTCACGCTCCAGATACTCCTTAAGATTCTTTGCAATCGACTTGCGACTTACGGCCCATGCCCGACCGTTCAAGCGGAAGCCTTCCAGCGTTCCGTTCTGGATCATCCGAATGACCCAAACATCAGTGCAGCCAAGCATTTCCGCCGCTTTCGGAACTGAAATCCAATCGGGGGTAGTTTGCATTGTTCGGATTCCTGTGCTATCGAGACATACAGAAGGCCCACCCTTCGCAGTGAAGGGCGGGCATCTGAATGGCGGGGACAGGATTCCGCGCTAGGAAGGTTGCATACGCACGAAGCGTGGCCTACCTCTGAGGGACACCTCGGGGATACAAGCGGAGAGCCACCATGCTGCTGACCGATCTGTTTGCCAACTACTACCGTCCGCTCCGATTGCGAGGACGTTCTGACCAAACGTGCCGCCTTTACTTCTGCACAATCCGTGCATTCGGAAAGTGGCTCGGCTATCCGCCGACGGTCGATGACCTGTCCGACTTGATGCTCTCCCGGTATCTGGAAGAACGTGCGGCAACTCGTAGTCCGTACACAGCCGAGAAGGAACGCAGTCAGCTTGTAAGCCTTGCACGGTTTGCGCGGGATCGCGGCATCATTCAGACTATGCCGGAAGTACCGCCTGCACCGCTGCCGGAACGGGTTCCGCGTGCGTTCAGCCTGCCAGAGCTTCAAGCCATCATGCGTTCCGCCGCTGCTACTCGCGGCACGGTCGGTGCCGTTGCCGCGTCGGTCTGGTTCACGGCACTTATCAGCGTGCTGTGGGAAACTGCCGAGCGGATCGGTGCTGTGCTGGAGTGCAAGCCCGACGACTTCACGCAGCCGCACCTCCTCGTCCGTGCTGAGGTTCGGAAAGGTGGAAAGCGTGACAAGGCGTACAGATTGTCCGAACGCACCGCTGCCTTGGTACGTCAGGCGTCAGGCGAGCGGAAAATCTTTGAGTGGCCGCAAAACCGCACCTACCTGTGGGCCAAGTACGCAGACATCGTAGCCCGTGCCGGGCTGGGCAAGGGCAGGCACCTGTCGTTCCATGCCCTACGCCGCTCTGCGGCGAGTCACTTCCAGAGCCTCGGCGGCGATGCTGTCGCGTTACTTGACCACTCCAGCCCACGCATTACGCATCGCTGGTACCTCGACCGTCGCATGACTGATCGAGGCCCGCAGCCATGCGACGTGCTGCCAAACATCGCAGCAAGCTAGGCACACGGGGGCGGCGAAGGTGAAAGGTGGAAAGCCCTTCGCCGCGCACCCCGTGGCCTAGTCGTGTGGCTGGTACCAGTACGGCTTGGCCTGCTCGGCGTTGCGTGCCAGTTCAGCCAAGAGTCTCTGCCGCTCGTACAGCAGACGTATTACGTCCGCTGCGAGCGTGCCGCTTGTGCCGGTGTACGCGCCGCTGAACCGACGAGCGCGATGCTCGATCTGTGCGAGGTCGTCGTCGGTGAGCGGCTGCGTCACTTGCCTTGCTCCTCGCGGTACAGCACCAGTGCCAGCAGCGAGTACGATGCGAGGTCGAGCAACGTATCTTCGACGCCTTCGAAGTGGAGCTTGCCAGTTGCGTTGAATGTCGCCAATCGCGTCACCTTGTCGCTGAGTCGAACCATCGCCGCCTTGAAGGCCGGGATGCCGACAAACTTCGCACCGTTGCGGATATTGGCGAGCGGGTCGTTGCCTGTCGGGCATCCGTAGTCGGAACTCTTGCTCAGGTGCAAGTCGCGGATTGTGTCGAGCAAATCGAGAAACTTCTGCGACGTTGGGTGGATCGCCCCGGCCATCAGCGAGTCGCCTGCGAGCCGCATCGCGTCCTCCTCGTCATCGTCGCTGTCATCCGGCTGCGGGAACGGCATGTCGGCGGGCAAGTCGATAGCCTGCGGCTGGCATTTCCCTCCGTCGCAGCATCCCCCAGCCAACCGTGTTTCGACGGCGTGGCGTAGTTCCGAATTGGCAAGCAGCATTTGGTCAAGGCTCATCGGTTTCCCTTTCGTAGATCGCGGTCGCAATACAGCGGCATTGCTTTCGTCACTTCGTTCCGCCCGTGGTCAATCACGATGGCGGCTTGGCAAGGCGGCTCGTATGCCGCCTTGATCCTCACAGCGTATGCCGAGTGTCCAATGACCGAGCCGTTGGAAACATATCGACCGGCCCGCCCCCAACTGAACTGATGCCAGTGACCAAGGCACGTCAGGTCGGCTCGCTCCGTTGCATCCCATGCTGCGATGCTTTTGTTCAACGGCACATGGATGCCCCCGATGCCGCCTTGATAGCGAACGGCGTGACCGTGATGGAACCGTATGCGAAAACCATCAACATTGACATAGTTCAGATATCCAGTTCCGATTTGCCACTGGACGTTGCTTCGCTGCTCGCTCCCTGCCAGCGTCATGTAGAGATGTTGCTCAAACGAGTGTTCCATCTCGGTGCCGACGCGGAGCTTTTCTGTGCTTCGCCCGTGGTTGCCGCTGTTCGTTGCCACGACGACCGACTTGGCGTTGTCAGCCACGGAGTCGAGGAAGCCTCGCAGCCGCTCGCCAATCCACCGGGTCGCCGAGAGCGGTGCAAGCTGGGCCATCTCGGCGGTGTCGTCGTGAATGTGGCCGCTGATAAGATCGCCGCCCAGCCAGACAACCACGCGGTCGATGTCGGCAAGCCGCCGCTCATGCTCCAGCAGCACGAAAAACCGCTCCTGCAGTTCGTCGAGCCGGGCTTGGCATACGTCGAGCGAGTATTCGTTCAGCCCGTTCACCGTCGTAGGATCGACTCGCTCCTCGCAGTGGATGTCGGAGAGCAGGACAACCATCGTCGCGGCGTGCTTCCTGCCCTTGACAGTCTTGGTCAAGGGGCGGCGGCGTGCCTTGATGTCCTGCAACTGCACCAGCGAGTCGGCCCGCTCCCGCTCGCGGTCAATCTGCGTGAGCGCAGCTTTGTAGCGGCCTTTCAGCGTTGCCACTTCAGAGCGAAGTCGGGCAAGCTCAGCGTCCGCAGCAAGCTGCGAGGCAGCGGCGGCTTCCGCAGCAACCGCGTCGGCTAGTCGTTTTTGAGCCAATGCTGCACCCCTTGCTCGCCAATGGTTGCGATGCCCCTGTCGCGCAGGTGCTTTGAGATTGCACGGGCGTATGTCCGAAGCGGGAACGCGATCTTGCCCGACTTCCACGCAGCCTTGAGCCCTGCAACTTCCTGCTTATGCTCGGCAGCGATGCGTCGGTACCACGGGATCGTTCCTTGAAACACGCTGGAGGCCGTCGCCACAACGTCGTCCAACAGGCTGGGCTGCTTTGCCATATCGCCTCCTTGCGTCAATCGACCCGGCGATACCCTAGCATCCACAGCAAGCGACGCAGGTCGCGTGCACCGTCTGTCACGCTCTCCTCGGACAAGTCCGGGTAGAGGCAGTGCAACGCTTCATGGAGGTCAACTTCCATACGGCGTTGCGGCGAGAGCTTGTCGTGAATCAGTACGCTGCCCTTGCTGTCGTGCTGCCAGCCGTCAGCGGAACCTCTCAGCCGCGTGTAGCACCACTTCCACATTCGCCCGGCGAGCTTCACGCGGTGCGTTTTTGTGGTCATGGTCGTCTCCGTACAGACAATTCACCCGGCATTGTCCACGGGGCAGCAAGTATTCCGCCGACAGCGAATCGCTCAGAATGAACCGCCATCAAGAATCACGCCGTCGATGGTGCCGCCGGTAATGGCGACGTTCGATGCCGACTGCGTGGCAAGGCTGCCAAGGCCGAGATTCGTGCGGGCCGCAGCGGCGTCGGTGAGATTCGACAACGTGCGGTCAGCCTTCGTGCCAAGGCTCGTCGTCACAGTCGTTGAGAACGCAGCATCCGACCCGAGAGCGTCGGCAAGTTCCTTGAGCGTGTCGAGGGCAGCGGGTGCGGCATTGATCACGTTTGAAATCGCCGTGCTTACGCTGCTCTGCGTTGCATATGTGCTGGCCGCCGTTGCTTGTGAAAGGTACGTCGATGCAGCGGCAGATGTGGTCAGGTAGTTTGCAAGCTGGCTGGACACGTCCACAGCGGCGACCGCCGACGTGACGTAGCTCTTGGTGGCAAACGTACCGGCCCCGGCCAAAGCCCGAATCGTCGTAGCGTAGCCGTCTTGCCCAAGGCCGACGCCGACATAGCACACGTCCTCAACTTCGTTGTATGCAAGCTCTGCGTTGCGAAGCTGCGATGGTGCGCCGACGTTTCCGCTTGTCCGACGCTTGATACGAATTTCGTCTGCCATCATTGCTCCCTAAAAGTTACCGCCGTTGAGGCTCATGGTTTCGTTTCGCCACTTGTTGTCGTCATACCGAAGAACGTCGCCGTCTTGCACCGCCGACAATTGCACGTCTGTCAGGTCGCCAAGCCCAGCACCAAGATTGCCAGCCGGTCCCTGCGGCCCGATCCCGCCGCCAACGCTGGCCGTCACGACCGACGAGCCAACGCTCGCGGAGATGCTTCCTGAGCCGCTGACGGTCGCCACGATCGGCTGCGACTGTACGGTCGCCGTGATCTGCTGCGTCATGCGTAGACCTCCACGGTGCCAGAGAGGGCCGTCCGCTGGACGCCGCCGGGAGCGGTCCAATCAAGCTGCCAGCCGTAGGTGCCAGCGGCGAGAGAAGCGGTCTGGGTGTCGGTAAGACTCACTGAGACTTGCCCCGCCGAGGCGTCGGCAATCGTCGTCGTGAATGGCACGACGGTCGCCCCGGTGACGAGGCTGGTCAGGTTCGCCGACACGGTGTAACCGACGAGGTCTGTGCCGTTGAAGTCGATGACGGCTGCGAAGTCGTTGGACTTCCTGAACGCGAGCGGGAGTTTGCCGGGCAGTACGGAGTAGGTCATGTTTCACCAGTAAGAGATGATCACTCGTCCAATCGCCCACCGCATCGCCGCCGCCCCGGCGCGAGCCGATAGCACCAGCGCGGCGGCACCGGCTGTGGCGAGGGCGGCGATGAAGAGGGGGAGGCGGATCATGCGTCAGGGAAAGCTGCCGTGGGTGGCGTGAACGTCGTGCCGCTTGGATAGCGGCACACGCCAGTAGTGATCCGCAGTTCATCGATGTTTCCGATGAAGTCGCGTCCCGTTAGCACGCCGTCTCGCCCGATTCGGATTATCGAGTCGGAATTGGCGCTATACGACTGCGTCATGTCGTACGTCATCGACGCTCGCTGAACACCGTCTATATACATGCGAATGACGTTCCCGCTGTCTCGGCATACTGCCAGGTGGTGCCAGTTGTTGTCGTTCAGTCCGTTGATTGATGACCCTAGCGCACTGCCGCCAAGACCGAGCGAAAACAGGTAGATGTCACCCGAGCTCGACGACACGTTGTTGATGTTGATGACGTAGTCATAGGCTCCCTCTACGCCTTCTCGTCCGCGATAGAAGAGGCAGGCGTATTGCGTGGTCGAGTTCGTGCGAAACCAGAACTCGACGGTGTGCAACTGGTTGGAAAAGTGCAGCGAAGACTGGCCGACGGTCGGAGTCTGGATAGAGTCACCGCTGCCATCAAAGTACGCAGAGCGACCAAACACGCTTTGCGCTGCGCTTTGCGTGGCATTTCCGCTGGTCGTAATAGTCTTTGGAGTTCCGCTGGAGTCAACAAATGCGCTGCCCAGACCGTCCATGTGCAAAAGCAGCGAGACGTTGCTGAAACTTGGGTCTGTCGCCCACGTCGACAACGCCGCCCGCTCCCACTGATTGCTACCGACCGCGACGTAGAAATAGCTGCCGTCGTACGCGATGCTGCCCGCAGTGCCGCTCGCCGTCGCCGACGCTGGCACGCTCGACCATGCGAGGCCAGAGCCACCGCCGCCACCTGAGCCGGTGATGGTCACGGGGTAAGTCTGAGCGGCGGCGTATGTTCCGGTGCCTGCGGCTACTGCTGGCGGCGTGAAGTTTGCCGTATACCTCGCCGTGCCTTTTGTCACGCGCAGGTCGTCCAATCGCCCATTGAGCGAGAACAGATACGGGTGGGCGTTCAGTTGACCGATCCACAGGTCGGTCGTTGCGCCGGGAGTCATGTCGTCGCTGTTTGTCACGGTCGAGCCGACTTGCACGCCGTCAACAAACGCGCGGATGCTGCTGCCCGAGCGAGTCACGGCAACGTGATGCCACTGGTTGAGATTAAAGGTCGCCGTCCAGTTCAGGTCGGTCGTGCCTGTGTAGACGTTGATAGTGTTGTATCCGCTCGACGTGCCGTTAATTCGTAGCTGCCAGCCTTGATTCCCGCCCTGCCCGGCGGGGTAGGTCGCCATCAAGCAGGCACCGTATGCGCCGTCAAATGACGCCGAGGCAGCATTGAAAAACACCCACGTTTCCAGCGTGAAGTCGCCGGGGAACGAAAATCCCGCACTGCCAGCGACGCGCAGGTAGTCGCCGGTGCCATCGAACGCCAGCGAATTGCTGCCGTACTTCGCCGTCCCTGTCGCCGCCGCATTGCCGTACGCCGTTACGCTTCGTGCGTAGCTCGACGAGTCCGTCAGGTCTCCGTCGCCCTTCAGAAGCAACTGCGTCTGGGTCCAGAACTGATCCCCGCTCGCCGGTATCGTCACGCTGCCCGAGAGCGAGCCGCCACCACCTGTCGCAGCCAACACGCCGTCTGTGATCGTGAGGCCCGAGCCAACCTTGACGCCGCCCAGCAAAGAGGCGGTTGCCGTTGGCAGCGTGTACGCGCCCGTGCTGGTGAGCAATTCCCACGCATAGCCGCTCCACTGGTAGGTGCGACCATTCTGAACGCTGGTTTGCAGGACGGTTGGATTACTGGGAAACGACAATGGCATGTGCTAATCCTCATGGCGTAAATGTGAGCGTCGCACCATTCTGCGTGTTTTCTGTGTGATAGGTTCCAGCGATAACAGTGAAACTGCCTCCCGAAAAATTTCTGTACCAGCCCACATCGCCGTCGAAGTCGAATCCGGCCTGCTGCGGCCCGGCTATGTATTGGCCTGCCCCGCCCGTCCACGACAACGTGCGAGTCGCCGGTACGGACAGCGAGATGTTTCCTTGTGCAGTCGCCGTAATTGTGTTGGTTCCGCTGCCCGATGCCGAGCCGCTTACGACAGTAACGCCAGCCGGCGCAGCCGCAGGCGTCACCGCACTAGATGCCGTTGAGTAGCTGCCCGCACCAACGCCATTCGTCGCCGACACGCGGAAGACATGCGCCGTGCCGTTGGTGAGTCCAGTGACCGTCGCACTTGTCGCCGTTGACGCAGCCCGCGTAAACGTCGTCCATGTCGAGCCGCTGTCGGTGCTGAACTGGACGGTGTAGTCGGTGATCGGCAGCGTGGACAGTGCCGCCGGTGCTGTCCACGACACCGTAGCCTGGGCGTTGCCGCCGGTCGCCGTAACGCTTGTCGGTGCGGAGGGCACGAATAGGGCTCGCAGTTCCGAGTCGGTGCCGCCGCCACCGGCAGTGCCGATCTCCACGTATACGCTGCCCGTCCACCGATAGACGCGGCTCGCATCAGTTGCCACATACAGCGTGCTGCTGGCCCCCGTCGCGGGGAAGCCTGCCGCCGTGGTCGCCTCGACGATACTGGCTGACGAGGAGCCACCGCCACCACCGCTCCCGCCGAGCGTGATCGCTTGAATCGTGTTCTGCGGGGTCTTCACGAACAGTTTGCCGTCCGCGTAGTTGATCGCCACCTCGTTGGTTTCGAGGTCCGTGGTGAGCGGCACGGCACCGGCGGTGTAGCTGCGACGCAATTTGATTTTGTTGGGCATGTGTTACCCCGTGATTGCGAGCGATGTAAAGCTGCCGGTGGCGACAATCGACCAGTTTCCGGTGCCGATCTGGACAGGCGACAAGCGATTGGTGGTTGTCCCGTCGCCGATAGCACCAACGCCGTTCACGCCCCATGCAAACAACTTGCCATCGGCGCGAATTGCAAGCGTGGTGCGGTACGACGACGACACCGCCGTCCAGTTGTCCGTGCCGATTTGATGCGGCGTGTCTCGCTGCGTGGTTGTGCCGTCGCCGAGAGTGCCGTTGGAGTTCCTGCCCCACGCAAATAGCTTGCCGTCGCTACGGATGGCAAAAACAGTGCCTTCGCCACAGTCAACGGCCGACCAGTTGTCTGTGCCTACTTGCGTTGGGGTAGTTCGTGAGGTGACTGCGCCGTCACCAATCTCGCCCGAGCCGCCAGCCCCCCAAACAAACAACTTGCCGTCGGAGCGGATCGCAGCCGTGCCGTAATATCCAACAGCAACCGCCGTCCAGTTGTCGGTGCCAATCTGCACTGGAGCGTTGCGCTGCGTGGTCGTGCCGTCACCAATCTGGCCGCTCGTATTGCTCCCCCAAGCAAACAACTTGCCGTCGGATCGGATCGCGGCGACGTGCTGGTATGACGCAGCAACCGCCGTCCAGTTGTCTGTGCCAATCTGCACCGGAGTCGCGCGAGCGGTTGCAGTGCCGTCCCCGAGCTGACCTTCGTTTCCGCCACCCCACGCAAACAACTTGCCGTCGCTGCGAATGGCGTAACTCGAATAAGCGCCAGCCGCCACGCTCGACCAAGTGCTGATGCCCACCTGCGCCGGGCTGCTGCGAGGTGCGCCGCCGTCGCCTAACTCTCCGTACAGGTTGCTGCCCCATGTGTACAGCAGCCCGCCAGAGCGTAGGGCCACTGTATGGCTTCCGCCGCACGCCACGGCGATCCACGTCAGCGAGCCGACCTGTACAGGAGACAGGCGATTGGTGGTTGTGCCGTCGCCAATAGGGCCATCCAAGTTGGCCCCCCAGCCGAACAGCGAGCCGCTGACTGCTGATGCGCCGCCGTCAACTGTGAGCGCTGCGGCGTTGCTGGTGACGCTGGCGGCATTGGCGGCAGACACCACCGCCCGGTACTGGTCGCCGTTGTCGTCGGCGGCAAGGCCCGAGAGAGCAAGGCTCGACGACGTGGCACCGCTGACATTGGAGAACGCGCCGATGCCTGCCGATGCGCTGGCGGCAGTGCTGGAGTTTGACAGCGCGACGAACGTGCCGCCGCCAAATCCAACCGCTCTCCAGCCCGCCCCGATTGGCAGCGCTCGCTGCGTCCACGTCAGGCCGTCGGTGCTGGTCAGAGTCGTGGACGGAGTGCCGCTCGACACAATGACGAACGCTCCGTCGCCGTAGGTGACTGCCCGCCAATCGGCGGAAACTGGCAGTGCGCGCTGCGTCCATGCGATGCCGTCTGGGCTGGTCAGGTAGACGGGGCTACCTGAGCCAGAGCCTTTGTCTATCACGACAAACAGGCCGCTGCCGTAGGCGATCCCAGACCAACTAGAAACCACGGGCAGCGTGCGAACGGTCCATGAAGTGCCGTTCGTGCTGGTCAGGCAGGTCGATCCACCGCTGCCAACGACCACAAACGTGCCGTTTCCGTAGGCGGCATAGTCAGGCGAAAAGGCCGGAGCCGAGTACGTCTGCCAGTTGATGCCGTCGGTGCTCGCTGCTGAAATTACGCCGTTCGAAAGTGCGACAAACTGCCCTCCACCGTAAGCAACAGTCGGCTGCCAGCCGCCAGTGAACGCCTGCGTGCGTTGAGTCCACGTCACGCCGTCAGTGCTGGTCGCTGATCTGTTTGCATCTGCAACGGCCAGAAACACCCCATTGCCGTACACTATACCGGAGTAAAAAACGGCCGTGTGCGGTAGCGCGCGTTGCGTCCAAGTCACGCCGTCTGGGCTGGTCGCAGCTAGGCTGCCGTTTCCGACCGCAGCAAATATTCCGCCGCCATATGCAACTGCGTTTGCGCCATAAAAAACAGACGAAGGCAACGCCCGCTGCACCCACGCCGCAGAGCGGGCCGGAACAAGATCAGCCTTCTGCCACTGATACGCCGGCGTCCCCGCTGGCGACGACGTGGCCGCCACGCTGAACTGGGCCGCCCCGCCCGCCGCCGTCTGGCTCGTCGGCTGCTGCGTGATCGTGATCGTGTTATTCGCCTCGACCGTCAGCGTGGCCGCATTGCTCGTCACGTTGGCGGCGTTCGTCGCGGACACGACAACGCGGAACCGTGCGTCGCCATCGGCCTCAACGGTCAACCCGGTCAAGGCCAGCGTGGCAGCCGT